GATGGTTCGCGGTATTTTTCCTTCTGAGATACCGCGCACCGATCAGGAGAGGATTCAGAATCTTCGTGCTGAAGTTACGGAGGCTTTCCAGAGGAAACTGACCTTTACCATCGAGGAAAAACTGGAAGGTACTAGCTGCACATTCTACCTAGCCAAGGATGGTGATTTTCATGTCTGTAGCAGGAATCTTTCCCTGAAACACGACGGTACTAATACCTACTGGGTTATAGCCGATGAACTGGGCATTGAAGACCTGATGAGGAAACATGACCTATACGGGTATGCCATTCAGGGTGAAATCTGTGGCCCCGGTATTCAGGGCAATATCTATGGTCTGAGCAAACAGACTTTCTATGTCTTTGATGTGTACAGTACCGATACTGGAAAACATCTGGAACCAATTCATCGAATTGGATTGGTTTCCAGACTTGGTCTAAATACAGTCCCAGTGTTGTCTACATATAGTGAACTTGGTACAGATAATATCGATGAACTGCTGAAAGATGCCGATGGGTTCAGTAAATTGAATCCAAAGGTCCTGCGCGAAGGTCTGGTCTTCAAAGAATCCAATGGCGGAATGACCTTCAAAGTTATCTCAAACGAATACCTATCCAGACAATGAACTATACTGACCAATTTAAAGAACTTGGAGTCCTAGTTGATTCAATCTTTGGTGGTTCTGAGGAAGGTAAACTATGGTGGAATACACCCAATAAAGCTTTCGGCAATTTTACTCCAATGGATATCTGGTTAAAAAATCCAGATAAGATTGAATATTACATCAACTCAAAGTATTTTGGAGAATGGTGATGAAACAGATTGTAATTAATACGTGTCATGGTGGTTTTGGGTTGAGTCATGAAGCTATGTTGTTATATGCCGCAAAGCGCGGATTGAATCTAACAGTTATTGCAAATGAGAGTGACTTTGCATCATATACTCCATATTTCTATGAAGTCGATGGAGAACAATTCTATGACTGGGATATAGCCCGGGACGATCCCAATCTAATTGCAACTGTTCGGGAATTGGGTGAGCATTCTGGGCACCGGTTTGCAGAACTGAAGATCATTGAGATTCCAGATGATGTTAATTGGGTAATTCGTGATTATGATGGGAAAGAATTTGTTGTTGATGTTAATCGTTGTTGGAGTTAATTATGAATGAGTTTATGACTATAGATGAGTCACTTTGGAATAAACTTGCAACATACAGAATGATTTTTGCCGAAGGTTCTGGTGCGGAATTATCTAAGGGTGAAATTATTGAGATTATTGATTCAATTAAACAACACCAAGATCGAGGTTGTTTTCATTGGTCTAACCTATTAGAAATGGTCTGCTCTGAATTGGCTGATCGTATACACGAGGGTAATTATGGTACCGATTAAACCACTGAACCCACCGTGCGGGGAATGGTGTGCTACACATGGATGTAATCGTGGAAAGGGCTGTCCCGCTGGTTCATAAATAGTCTATGTTAAATCATAGGCTAAATCAAATGAATATTACGGAAGCTGAATCGGTTGTGGGTGTCAAGGCTGGACACATGACTCATATTGAGGACCTAGTCTTTGATCTGGGAGTAGATGGCACACGTCAGGCTATCAACTTCATGCGCGATCTACGCGATATGTTGTCGATTGGTAATACCAGTAAGAATGTAGTCACTTCAGTTAAATTTGATGGGGCTCCAGCTTTAATTGCCGGATTAAATCCAGAAAATGGTAAGTTCTTTGTTGCCAAGAAAAGTATCTTCAATAAGAATCCTAAACTGTACTATAACCATAAGGATATTGATGCAGATACATCTGGTGATCTAGCCCTGAAACTTCGAGTTGCTTTTGATGAGTGTAAAAAACTTGGTATGAAGGGCGTTTATCAGGGTGATATCATGTTCACCAAGGATATGCTAAGCACCGAAGATATTGACGGTGTATCCTACGTTACTTTTCACCCGAATACCATTGTCTATGCTGTACCGATTAAGTCTGAACTGGGTAAACATATTCAGAAAGCCAATATCGGGATCGTCTGGCACACAACATATACGGGCTCGACTATTGAATCCCTGAAGCCAAACTTTGGTCAGCAGATTGTACATCAGTTCAAGAATACACCTACATCTTGGATGGAAGATGCCACATTTAAGGATGTCGGTGGAGTGGCTACATTCACCATGGCTGAACGGAAGTTTTTTGATGGTAAACTATCTGAGATTGGCAAGCACTTTAGAGGTCTTCCGGCGAATACCGTTAATGCTATCCATAAGGACCCCGACTTATTGATGTTAGTTCATACATATAATAACAGTAAGATTAGACAGGGGCAGAAAGTCAAGGATATTGAAGCCCACGTTGATGGGCTATATCAATTTATTCACGATCGGTTCGATAAGGAAATTCAGGCACTGAAAACGGACAAGAGCAAAGCCGGAAGAAACGACAAGAGAATCAAGATTCTGTCATTCTTTAGTTCACACCCTAGGTCTGATATTGTTGCTGTTTTCAAGTTAGCCCAGATGATCGCTGAAGCAAAGCAGATTCTATTGGACAAATTGAATCGTGCTGGAGGTATAGGCACTTTCCTGAAAACAACAAACGGATTCAGGGTTACAGCTCAAGAGGGCTTCGTGGCCATCTCAGATCGGGGTGCGGTTAAACTTGTGGACCGTATGGAATTTAGCCTAGCCAACTTTAGTCCAGAGGTACTCAAAGCTTAGATGAATTCATTGGGAACAGCTGTTTCCACATATACATGCGAGATTATTGTAGTAGATTCACGTTAAGGGAACAAAATGAATAAATTAAAAATCGGGGACACAGTCTGGGCTAAACACCCCATTCATAATTGGAAAACAATGACTGGTGTTATTCTAACAATGGATTCACATTCTGTTGTCCTGAAGCATAAAGATGGAACACAGGCAAAATACCCATTAAAGGATGTTTCATTGAACTATAATGATCTACATCCGAATCCATATGGCAACCGCAAAACAGAATCCATCGAGTTCATGAGTTTCAAGGGGTATCTATCCGAGCGCGTTAATCCTATGGATATTAATCATGGTTCTGGTGCAGAGTTAAGAAAATCCCCGGCATATAAAGGATCTGAACGTCGGAGAAAACAGGATGACTCTGTTAAGAAAGACACAGAACAGCGGGTGAAGCGTGGTTATTCTCACTATTCGGACAAAGACGAATGGGGCAATTTGAAAAAGGAATCTACAAATGAACAAAATGAACCTGACAAAGGATGAACTAGAAGCCATTCTTGACTTCATGAACCAGTACACGTTTGAGCATATTGAACTCGAACAGGCTGGAGGAAACGGGATCGGAAGTATTCTGAAGGCCCGCCATTCTATATTCAGTGCTGAGACCAGTATCACGACAACCATTGAAAAGATTATCTCTGACGAGAGTACTTGGTGAGATTTTATTCGGCTCCTGTGTTATAATAGAACCATAGTCAAGCAAGACTATCAACAAGGAAACTATATCATGTCAAACCTTCTCTCCTACACTCAGCTAGACCTGGAACAAGGTCGTCAACTGACCCCACGGGTCATGCAAGATGTTCTGGATGAAATTTCCCAATTGTATTCCGTCGAGGATAATGGGTTTGTCTGGAATCATCTCCTTGAGTCCATCATCGAACAGTGCGATGAGAAAATCTCGGAAGGTAATCCATGATCGATTCTCTTATCAACTGGATGCACATGCCAGGTACCTATAACGATATGGTGGTGTACCTGGCAATTGCGACCCTGGTCGGTCTGGTTTGGGTTTCTTTCTATGGGGATTATTAATCCCATTTTCATCATCAACAGTTTGGATATATCATGGCACACGAACTCTACATCAAAAACGGCAAAGCTTCTCACGCATATGTCGGGGAAAAACCTTGGCATTCACTCGGTCAAGAACTGACCGATGGGGCTTCATTTGAGACTTGGAAGACTGAGGCTGGTATGGATTGGGAAATCCGTGAGGCTTCTGTCCGTTACTGGGCCCCAACCGGTGAGAAAATCTACCCGGACCGCAAGGTGCTTTTCCGCAG